ACTTACTGACTGCCGCTCTGATCTTCTCGAAATTGTACGGTTCGAGAGTACCGTCTTTCTTAATGACGTTCATGTAATATCACCTCACCTTTCTCGATTGTCTGTTGTACGTCAATTACTCGCTGGTTCGTACTTCCAGCCCACGGATAATTTACGTCTTTGAGTTCCTCAACGAATTTACCATCTACGAGAACGTCTACGTACTTCATAATCGCCATCATGCGTTTATCCTGTTCGATCTGTTCCCATGTGTACCCGGTGTAAATCCAAATTGTTTTATTATGGAACTTCTCTTTAATATCCTTGCAAAGAAGAAATACCGTACCTTTGTTGGTAGCGAATAGAGGGTCTCCACCGCTGAATGTGATCCCTGTAATGTGCTTCTTATTCAGCTCCCGGTAAATCTCTTTGCGTTCTCTGATACCGAACTTGAGACCATCGTTAGCGTCCCATGTGATAGGGTTCTGACAGCCTTTACAGTGATGTTCACAGCCAGCCAACCATAGAACTACACGTAAACCATCGCCATTGTTCATATCGTCTTTGGTAATGTTGTGGTAGTTCATATCTTGACCGCCTTTCCTCCCAACTCGATATACTTGTTCATATACCAGTCGGCTTTCTTCATGTCTTCCTCGCCATTCTTGAAAACAGCTCTCTTGCGGTACTTCCACACATTAAGTAAGCAGAAGTGCTTTGTAGCTGTCTTACCGAAAATAGCGACCATTTCGTCTATACACTCCATGCCACCGTCTTGACAGTAATGCGATGGGTGTGATACGTTATCAAATTCTTTACTCATATTTCCAAATATAACCTCCAGCTGTTTTTGCTCTTGTATTCCCACGAGCAACCCCGGAGAGGTTAGCTCTATTGATTCCAGTCACTCGACTAGCTTCGCTCGCTGACTTAAATCTATTCACAACATGATTGTTCAAATCATACTGAACGATTGCTTTATCCCCATCACTTGTATGAAGACCTGTCTCTCTTGCGTGAAACTGATTCTCTTTAGCTGTACACCACTCAAGGTTACTCAATGAGAAGTTCAACTTGTTTCCGTCTATGTGGTTTATTTCGGGCTTATTCTGTGGGTTAGGAATAAAAGCAGTAGCAACAATTCGATGAACTGTTTTCATGTACTGTTTACCTTCACACCACAGAGGAACTACTGGATAACCTCGTTTCCCAACATACGGTTTAATTGTTCTACCTGTACGCTTGTTTCTGATTACACCCGAGTTAGAAACCTCATATTGTGGAAAATCTTTTATTCCTACCCACATAAGACCCTCCTTAACCTAAAAGGCTATCAAGGTCTAAACCGCCTTTAGCTGGTGCACTCTGCTGAACAGGTGCGGCGGCAGTAGCAGTAGGTGTAGGAGCGGAAGCCTTAACCCCGTCACGACCCATGTTAAGAGCACGAGCGGTAGGTTCTGTGTCGAAACCGTCTGCCGGGGACTTGTCACCCAAGTTTGCGAAGGTAACAGTCTTCGTAGGATCATTCTTGTTAGGCTGTTTCGTGTGAGTAACCTCTGCACGAATGTAGTGGTCGATAAGCTCCTCAATATCAATATCCTCACGAGAGAAATCGTTGAGAGCTGTCTTTGCGAAATAACTGAAAGCATTAAGAGCTTTTTCGTTATATTCATCATCGGAGTTCTTGATTGAGAATTTCTCTTGATGTGTCAGACCACTTGCTGTCACGAGCTTGACTACGATACGTCCAAACTCCTCGTCATAGGTTGCGTCATAGATACGGAAAACGTATTCTCCCTCCGGGATAACTACAAATCCGCTAGTCATAGGTATTCTTGCCATTGTTAAAATCCTCCTTAATTTTTAATTGCACTTACCGTCATACGGTAAGAAGTTTCCTGTGTAGTAGTGCTGTACTTATCGAAGATACCGTCAGCCTTGAGAGCTTCCTCATTGACCTTCGTAACGTCCTTTGTGGTACGTGCGAGAGACCATGTGTACTTGCTTCCCTTGACTTCGACCTTCTTATCACCGTCACGGAACTGCTTCGTAGCGTGTTCCTTGATGATTTCATTGATCTTCTTGAGACGCTTTTCCTTATCAGCGATAGTGGCTGATACAGCGTCAATGTCGCTCTTGAGACCTTCCGCTTCTGCAATCAGAGCTTCAATGTCTGTCTCGGGTGCGAGAGTGTTGGTACGGAGTGCCGCAAGGATTTCAGCGTCCTCCTTTTCATCGAAGACAGGGGAGATACCAGTGTCTACGTGTTCAGCCCACCATTTCTCAACCTGTGCCACCTTATCAGCGAAATCCGGGTATCTCTCGGAAACCTTGAAATCCTTTACGATGGTGTTCTTAATGCTAGGCACATAAGCGTCCGGGTTCTCGTAGTCCTTTCCCTCAAGGAAGGAAGCGACCATGTAGACTTGATCCACACCGAGCAACCAAGCGTAGAGAGCCGCCTGTAATGCGTAATACTCGGGAATATCGTCTTTCCAGTCTTCGATACGCATTGTGGTCTTCATTTCCAGTACAGCGTCAACTTTTCCGTCTTCATCGGTAGAGAGGTAGTCCCACATTCCACCGAGGTGAGGATTCTCCGGGAAGAAATCTCCCCATGTCTTATTGAAGTAGTCAGCACCGTAACGGTCAGTAGGAGAAATCAAATCCATACCGTAGGACTTCTTCATGTAAGCCGCCTGTTTAGGTTCGATGGTCTTACCAGCGATGGTGTAGATTGTGTCCTCGAACGGAAGCTCGAATGTCTTGGTGATTGCACACCACATTTCAAACGGAGTGCTCCATACGTTTGAACCGAGGATAGAAGCGAAGCGAGTACCTGTGACCTTCTTTATCTTCTTCGGAGGAGCAACCTGTAACTGATTGCTCTCCAACCACTTAATATCAGCCATTATGCCTGTCCTCCTTCCAGCATTTCAGATATACGATTGATAAGTGTCTCACAATCGGACTTGCTGATTACTGTAAAGCCCTGTGTCTCGACAGCGATCTTTGCGATCATTTCCTCCTTGCTAGGGTCTTTGTCCTTGAGCTTCTTGAGAACTGCTTTCAGACCTTTAATCTGTAAAGTGGAAGCGTTCTCTGCCGGGGCTGTAAGCTCCTGTTTTACTTCCTGTCTCTGCTCGGGAGTAGCTGGTGCTTTCTTCGGAGCTTCGGCTGGTGTGTCGTTGGTGATCTGCGGCTCGATTTCGTCATTCTCTACAATATCCATAGCGATCATGTACAGATAACGTCTCATGTAGGTGATAGAAGAACCGAGAGCTTGCATTTCGTTTGTTACCTGTTTGCCAGCGTTGCTCACGATAGGAGCGATCTGATTGAACGGAGCTTCAAACTCGATTGTTTCCTCGGGAGCGTCACAGTTTACGATTGTCATGTAAGCTGTTTCGTTGGTGAACTTATCAATAGCGATAAGACCAAGCTCCTTGAAAATCTTTGTTACTGACGGAACAATGTCTGTAAGCTCGAAATACTTAAAGCCTACGTTCATGTTCTTTCCCGACTTCTCAACACCATCGTTGAGGAACTGTGATCTAGCTTCAATGAGCTTCTGATACACGTTCATAGGTTCTTTGGTTGTTTTGGTTGCTGTTGCCATGTCTTTTTTCCTCCTAGATTTTTTCTCGGGTTTTATACCCATAAAGTCATTTACACGTTTACGTGCCATTTCGATGTAGAAATTCTTATCCACATCAGCGATTGTCAACTGATTATCGTTGTCGATAATACAGTGTTCCGGGAGCGATTCAATTTTAGCGGTGGTATCGTCCTCCGCTTTCACCTTGAACAGCTTTCCGTATCTTGTGTCTGCTGTTGCATAAACACGATTCACTTTCTGTACCTGTTCTTTTCTATCGCCTACAACGTGATACGCTTCTTTATACTTCGCACCAGCTTTGGCGATGATCTGAAACTGGAATATGTCATTACAATTCTCGATTGTCTCCTCGACAGGAGTACCATTCACGAAGTATTCCTTGAGAGCAGTAGCCACAATGCAACATGAATTATTGATATTGAAAGCACCGACAGTAGATATACCCTTAACGAGATAACCGCCTTTTGCTTTGGCTTTTCCTCCCTCTTGAATTTCAACGTAATTGTTCACGTCCTTTTGAGCGATCTTGATAACCGAATCTGTCTCGAGCTCAAACCCGGTGCGGCTCTGCCATTCATCGCAAATCTCGTCAAGCTGTGAGAGATATTCCTTGCGGCATTGAACCATGATACCGTCTGTGTTGAGCTGTACGATTTTCAGCCCCGGTATGTCTTGATAACAGTGTCGAGCGAGCTCCAATAAGTAGAGCTGACCGCTGATACATACCGAACGTCCCATGAGAGGGTCGTACAGGTCGTTGTATTGATTCAGAAGACAACCGTATGTAGTGTTACATACCAGCTTCAAAGCGTTTGCTGTGGCTATATCACCAGCGGCTTTCGCTTTCATACGACTTTCAAGTACGTTCTCATACACCTGTGGTGAAGGAATGTTGCGGCTCGTATAACCGTTTATGGTACATAAGTGAGGGTAGTAGCTTCCAACGTCTTTATTACGGATTGCTTCTTCCGGGTCTTCCTGTTCGCTCCAAAAGTAGTTAGGGATTGCTCCGTGAATACCTCCGAAGCCAATCGTTACAGGACATTCGCCCACGCTGATTTCCAGCTTCGATTTGAAGTATTCTGCGTCTGATATATTCGGGTCGTACATTCTGTCGAAGAAATCAAATACCTCCTGTGGAATGTACTCACGTCTCAAGTTATCCGGGTAAACGTACTGTCTTTCATCATCATGCTTTTGTGCTGTGGCTTTCAGCATAGCGGCAGTCAATTTACCGTTCGTCATAGCCATAGCTTTTGTGTCTGTAAGTCCAGCCATTCGACCTAGATTGATCTTGTTCTTGAGATAATCTTTACGAATATCCGTCAGCTTCTCGGTAGCGTCTACATCGTGCTTACAGTAGAAGATTGTCTGATCGAGCTCCTCCTGTGTAAGAGGTCTGTCAAGATTGAAGTCAACCTCTGTCTCCTGTATGCTGATACCCATGTGACCTTCGATTGCTTTCAGAGATAAACCCTCTTGCGTATCGTCCCTTATATCCACGTTATTGAAGGAGAAGTAGAACCCATTCAGTAGAGGGTACTGCCAGCCTTGATTACCGTTGATAATGTAATCGTTGAGCTGTTTTAGCTCCTGTGGAGAGAAGTCAGCACATATACCTTTAATGATGTACTGGTCGTAGTGCTTTGAGTTGAATCCGATGTAAATAGCGTCTTCGCTTATGCAACTTCGCAGAGCTTCGTTGTCGTTATGAACGACTGTGAATATCCCGGTCTCTTTATCCTTGAATACTACGATCCAGTCGTGGGAGAAGACCTCACAGTCATAAGTGACTATCTTCATAACTAACTCCCTTCCACGAAGTGACAACCGTTCTTTCGATAGGTCGTACATCGTTTTTTGTACGCTTTTACACACCAGCCGATGTTAT